ACGACATAAGCCTGAATGTCCGAAGCAACCGTACCAGAAACATAGGTTTGACGGAAAATCTTACCAAACACCGGATCGGTGTAGGTGCAACCCACAAACACACCAACAAAACCAAAACCGCCGCCCGTAGAAGTCACGGTAGTAGCAGTCGCGGTGGCGTTCATGCGGGCAATCGTGCCGCGCGTGGAGCCAGTATTAGTGATGATAACCGGATCGCCAGTTTGAATGTTCACAGCGTAGCCGGAAGGAATCGAATACAACCGAGTCGAACCAGCAAAGCCCTGCCCACCCAAAAGGTTAATGGGAACAAGCCCATATGGAGCAGATGTAAGAGCCATCTACTTTTCCTTTCAGAGAAAAAATTGAGAATTGATACAGGACCATCCCATATCAACGGTTCCTCATAACGCTAGATGCTCGCTCAGGGCGAAGCAACGGCGCACGAGAATCATTCTGACTGAATAGGCTATTATCAACACCCTCAATCTGAGAATCAGTAAGTCGTTGATAATGTGCCTGCCGCTGTTTGATAATTTCCGTTGGCGCTTTACAAAGAATAAGGTCGCCAATGACGACATTATTTTCATACTCGCCTTTATCTGGCCGAATTTGCAACTCCGGGTGATCCTCTGCGCGTACAGGTTCATAGCCCTGACGGAATTGAGCCGAAGCGTTGATCTTGTCTGATTGACCAGCGTATCCAATACGAACCCAACGGAAAGTGTAGCCTTCTTGCGGGTTTGGATCAGGCAGAATTGAAGGAGGCGCCCATGCCTTAATACGCTCCTGGTTTTCACGGAGGTCCATTGAACGGGGAGTGCGATCAGCCATTGGGGTTATCCTTCATGTATTGCTCAACGTATTGTTGGGGCGTGATTCCAAGCTTGCGGATAAACCGCATGGTGGACTCAGATATACGCACTTGGCGGGTAGCATTCTTGACCGCCCGACCAGCGGGGGCCACTACCGAAGGAGCCTTAGTCGTCGCGTAACTTACCGACTCAGACTGTTTTCCGAAGTATTCCGGAAATCTTTGACGAACTCTAGCGTCAATAGTTTGATAATACTCATCCGAACGCGGGTCAACATTTTTATTTCTAAGAATGTCTGACACCCCGAAAGCATAAGCAGTCATTTCTTCTTCCAAGTCACCTTGGGCTTGGAACCAATTACTATTAGCCTCATACCACTTCTCTGCCTTTACATCAGGCTTAGGTGGCGGGGGAGGTAACTGATGGATTTGCGGCTCTGGTTCCGGCGCCCGATAACCCTTATACCGCTCATTTTCAACGACAGTCCTTTGAAGTTGCTCATTAAAATCTATGAACTTCTCGGTGTCGCCAGCCTCAAAGGCTTCCTTTGCGGCCCGCTTCAAGAGGGTAATCTGAGATTCAGACCGCCCCTTAGCCTGTTCAACCAGAGCCGTTTCCTGAGAAATCCTCAGATTCTCTAGTTGCTTGTTTTTCTCCATAAGCGTTTGGACGTACCGAACAGCCTCATCACGTTCCTTGGCTGCGGCTTCCTTGGCCCGGCGTTCAGAATGGGCCTTAAAGGACAAGTCCTTAATCCGCTTCTGAATATCCTTATTGTATCGAGTTACCTCATCGTCCCCGACTTTAATATCATCGTCGGAATCGGTTTGTTCAGGAGCAACAACCCGGCCTTTATCAGCCTCCGGGGTATCGTCCTCTACAATGATTTCAAATTCAGGCGCCTCGGCGTCCTTATCTTCAATGTCGCTCATGCGCGGTAAATCCCCCTCGGATCATCCACCACGGCCTCCACAGTGTCGTCATTCACTAGACGAAACTCCCGGCCATGAATCTTAATGCGAGAACCGGAATAGGCCCGGAATAGAACCCAATCCCCTTCCTTGCACCAAGCGCCCGTTGGAAACTTATTCTGATCCTTATAGCAAAGGTCGCCCATCTTCAGCACGAACCCAACCACAGAAGCGGTCTGTTCACGTTCAAGCGCCTGCCCAGGAAGAATAATACCGGCTGAAGTCTTTTCCTCAAATTCCGGCAAAATAATAAGCATTTTGTAGCCTTTAGGATCAGGCAATACATTCGGCTTACCTTCAACACCTGAATCCAATTTCAAACTATTCAGGTCAATCTTCTTATAGTCCAATTCCATTACTACACCCATCGCATACCAATTAAGGGCTGGTAAGCGCCCTGCATCCCACTATGGGATGAATACTTAGGACTCCTGATATTTCTCAAGTAAATCAAGGAGTTCCCGTTCCGCAAGCGCCAAACCTTCAATAATCCCGGTCATGCGCTTATATTCGTCAAATGAGGGACAGCCACCACAAGCAATGTTGTCAGCCATTTCATCCATAGTTTTGCGGATTTTCTTTCGAACCGCACTAAGGATGCCATCCTCAAACTGATCCATTTAAGTTCCTCGCAATTTCTTGACCAACCTTAAATCCAGCCAACTTAGCATCAGTCCTGTTTTTATCGGCAGTCATATTGTGCTTGTCGCGGTCACTAGCTGCTTTAATCCCAGCATTAACCCCGGCAATACGTTCCTGCGAGGCAATCCGCTCCCGCTCAATCTCTTGCTGCGAAGCCTTTAAGGCAGCGTCCGTGTGGTCCTTAGCGACCTTGCGCTGGACTTCCGCCGCCTTATTCTGAGCGTCCTGCATCTGCGCTTGAACCACGGGGTCCTGCATCTGCTGCTGAATCTGTTGCTGCTGCTCCTCAGCCTGATCCTTAGCCAGCAACCGGCCAGAAGCCTCAGCAACCAACTTAGACAGCATCACTTCCACATCTTCCGGCAATTCAGCATTAGGCTCTGGCAACTGCACCCCAAGCTGTTCTTCAATCTCACGGCGATACTGGAAGGCAATATGCTCGTTAATATGCGCCATCATAGCAGCCTGAATACCCCCGGCCATTGGGTTCTGCCCAATCAGCGCCATAATCTTTGGGTTCTGCATGGATGACATATGAGCCTGAATATGGGCTTCATGATCCTGATAAATGAACGCCTTAACAGGCTTGCCGTTCAAAATATCCATGTTCTCTGAAATAGGGTCGGCAGGCCGTTTGTCTTTGGTCGAAGGGATAATTTTGTCAATATCATTGATACCAAGAACAGCGAGCATCTGCCGATGAAGTTCAGGCAAATCATACATATTAGGCGCTTGTGACGCTAACTGTAGGGCTGCCTGATATTGAACCACCCGCTGCGACAATGAAGCCGCGTTAGGATCGGTAACTGGAATAACATCTATCCGGTCGTCATAATCTTTACTGCGAGTGGCGCCAGGATCAGTCTCATACTCATATTCATCGGGAGAATGGGTCTTGATAATCTCAACCAGAATATCCAACTCTTGCGCCAAGGAAGCATGAAGCCTCGCTTGGACAGCAGACATAACCTTCATGGCCCGTTCCATTAGGGCCAAAGTAGTACCTACAGGGGCTTGCTGGTTAGAATCCCCAATCTGCAAATCAGCAATAGAAGCAAACCGGCGCCCTTCTTCAACCATCGTCCCCAGCAAGGCAGAAAGCACCTGAGAAGGCTCTTTGTACGGAAGGAAGGTAATAGCGTCCTTAATGGCGCCAGAAGGAACGTCAACGTCCCTAAACTCGCCCGGCATCAAAGGCGTACTATCACCCTTAATACGCAAGCCACGGGCCTTCAAACCAGCCGGAAGATTAGCCAGCGTACCAGCATCCACCAACTGCCTAAGAATGGAGGTGGCAGACTTGGCAATACCACCAATCAAATGAATCAAACCAAAGGCATAGAAACCAAACCCAGGAACATATCCATATTGAACAAAGTGCATCCGCTTCAATTTCAACGGATCATCTTGGCGCCAGTTCCGATAGATAGAAAGAATCAAGCCACTCTGGCGGTCAATAGTGACAACATAAGGCAGGGCAATACCCGTGGGTTCCCCGTTCTTATCTTTGTCCTCATACCCCTCAATATCCAATTCAACGTGCATTTCAAGGAGTTGGTGGCGATCATCAGCATTAGCCTCAGTCTCGCCCGTCAATTCATTCTTACTCTGCTGAATTTGACTAATCTGCGTCACAGGTTCAGGCAAATCAATGTCCCGATAGAACCCTGAAACCTGCAACTTCTTCAATTCATTGGGATATTTATACATGATGTGGGTATAGCGGGGGCAGGAAACCAAATCAGAAGCCCCATACGGCGCCACAAAATCCTCAGCAGGAACAAACATAGCCACCGGGCGCCCAAACGAAGGGTCATAATACACCTTCTTAAACGCAGCCCCAGCCAGAGGAAGGCTAAACAGCATCCTCTCATGCTCAGAACGATACTCACTCATCCTGCTAGTGAGAAAATAATTCAAATCATCCTTAACTCGAAGCGCCTGTTTTTCCTTTTCAGGCGTAATTTTACCGGCAAACTTAGTGCGAACAGGGCCACCAGCCGGAAAAGTTTCCATAATGGACTGAGATTGGAACCGAACCGCCGCCTCAGACAGAATAGGGTGAAACACCCCACAGGCCCCAGCCCAAGGGGTAGAACGGTCCTCAATCTTCAAGCCTAAAAGGTCCAGACCACTCTTGTATGTCTTTTCCCAATCAGCCCTAGAACGAATATCATTGTCAAAATGAGTGACTAATTCCTGTGAAATACGCCCAAGTTTACTATCATCAATATAATCAGCTAGGTTAGAACCAAATTCCGGCTCACCTTCATCCTCAAACTCTGGATTAAAGATAACAATGGCGCCACCATCTTCAGTTTCAATGGTAACGGCCTCGGGATTCACAACACCAATAGTAACATCGGCAGGCTTCTCGCCCGGTGAATACTCCAAAGGCTTATCAATACTCATTAAAACTCTCCATAAACGGGGTATGGTCCAAGTAAAACACCCCTGTCAAGCCATTTTACCACAAATACCACCACCTAGTAATACTCTGCCCTAGTTTGGGGAGTATAATCATCTTCATCATCGCTGGGAAGCCTCAATAAACCGCCCTGCCTGTACCTCATAAGAGCCATAATGACCGTATCCACATAGTCATCATGCGCCCCAACAGGAAACGACGCACACTCCTCAATCACTTCATTCGCCCAATTACCCGTTGGCGCCCAAACAACCCCTGATGCAAATATGTCAGAGATTGAATTGGCGCGCATCACCTTATCCCCGGACGCTCGGGTGGGGGTGAACTCAGATACCATCACCCCAGCCTTCCTCAATTCATGAATCAAAGGCAAACCGGACGCTTTAGCTTCAATCAGGAAGGTATCAGGCTCCCATTCCTTATACAATTCAATAGCCTTGGCCTTTAAGTCAGGGAACTCCAAACGATCCTTCCAGGCATCCAGCATGATAATATTAGACCCGCCCTCGCCCTCGTTCTCAAACACCCCCCATACTGTAAAGGCCGAATAGTCGCTCCGGTTGTTCTTGGTGAAAGCGGTATCCGACGCAATGATGATATACTCACATTGGGGCATACGCTTCTTATCCCAACGGCGCCACCACTCTCTTTTGAGAATAGCCCCCTCTTCTGAGGTAGGCTTCTGTTGATATTGAGCGTTCCACTTAGAGGCAGGCAATTCAGACTTCAAAGCCTCTAGGGCAGGCTTTGACCAGAACGCAGGCCACATAGGTTCACCGGATGGGAGAATAGCAGGCAACTCAATCACCTCCCATTGGTCCCCATCACCACGGTCAATAGAAGCCTGCACTAAGCGCCCTGTAAGGTCGCCAACACCCCATCGGGTCATAACCACCACAATAGCCGCATTAGGCTGTAGCCGCTGCCTAGGGCCAGAGGAATACCACTCATACACCTTCTCAAACACCTTCGGGTCATGAGCGGCCTGAATAGCCTCCTGCTCCGAATGTGGATCATCAATGATGAACAAGTCAGCGCCCTTACCAGCAATGGCGCCCCCAACACCTACAGCAAAGTACGCGCCATTCGATGTAGTGTTCCACCGGCCAGAAGCAGTCGAGTCAGCCCGCAACCCAACACCAGGGAACACATCACTAAAAGCCTCGTCCTTAATTAAATTCCGAACCTTACGCCCAAAATCAACCGCCAACTCAGCCGTGTGGGTGGCCTGAATAATCTTCTTCTCAGGGTACTTACCCATAAAATAGGCAGGCAATAAATATGAAGCAAACTCCGATTTGGTGTTTAATGTTACAAGCATCCCATGACCAACCATGAATTGCTCGTCTTTTCTTGCCACTTTGATACAAACCGTGCTGCCCGTCCTATCAAGTTTCTTGATCCTGATGAAACGGCATTTATCTGAGTGAATTGTTCTTTCTGACTTCCTTTGAAGGAATGCACAATTTTTCAAATAGAAAGACAGTCTGTAGGTTTCACCGTAGTCTTTCTCATAAATACGCGCCCGCGAAACTTGGATACTGTTCTTGACCCCTAAACTCCAAAGCAGGCGCCTCACTAAATATATGAAATCTTTACTCTTTTGCGAAAAAAAACATTGCCCATTTTGAGACACATTTCCATCCGTGTCCATCAGGCCCTTGAGTAAATCCATGCGTTGCTTTGGGGACGACAGGAGGTAACATTCTGGAATATGTTTATTCTCAAGAACTCCTAACTCCCGCAATTTTACCTTTAAGCCTTTGATTCCAAATGACATTTTAGTTGATTGGTCCGTTGTGATGTAGCCTCTACGTTCAATTTCAGGGCGCACAATCCCTGCATCATCATCGTGCATGGTAATAATCGCTTGGGCGGATGTTCCATCCCCAAGCCAAACCCCTAAAACATATGGATCAACCAACAACTCGGCATCTGGAAACTCAACCGCTGAAAAAGCTGGCAACGTAGCAGCACGAGGATTAAATTTCCGCTCTCCGTATACCACTTCAATGTGACCGCTTCTTAGCGTTTTAACTCTCGCGCCCTGTTCCCTGTGCCATAATTGTTCGGTTGTGTATGTGTGGTACTTTTTGGTTTTCCTCTCTAGCCTGACATTCCAACGATGGTCCCCATCACATATAACTTCGGCGCCATCATCTGTGGTGACAGAATATAAATCCATATCATTGTAGATTTGAGACTTCCCAATAACTTCTGTTGGCTTCCCATCTGGACCAAACACAAAATCACCAACAGCCACAGACCCCATTGTTTTCCACCCGTCCGTGGTCAAAACCGGCGTGTTGATTTCAAGAGGATGACGGGGCGCCATATTGATAATAACCCGCTTGCACTCCCCACTAATCACCCGGTCAAACGTATCAGCCATAATCCTATGGTGAGGCCCCTCAATAAACCCAGGCCACATACGCTTCACAAACGGAAGAAAATTACTCTGCGCCCGCTCCTTACCCTTAGCATCCTCCAAACCCTCCAATAGCTTCAACAACTCAACCTGATCCGCAATCGGCATCGAAGATAACTTAGGCAAAATCTGGGCAATAGTGGCAGAGTCCATAAAACACCTAAAAAAACCCGGCAGCCCTAAAGCCACCGGGCCAAGTTTGAAAGGAGACACCATGCCTAGGAGGAATAGGCATACACACAACCTATACAACCAACATACACATTTCAACCCCTAAAACAAAATAGCCACCAAGACAGCAATAACCCAAGCACCAATAACCGCGCCAGCCACAAAGACCGCCAGAATAAACAACATAGCAGCCATCACATCTAAAAACTGACCCGGCGTCATAACCACCCCTGATAGCAATACCGGCTATCAAAGGGGACCATAAATTGTAAGGGGGGCGGTTTCCATATACAGAAATATGAACCAAAGTCATAAAATTACAAAGGGGGTGGGGGTCCACGCAACAAATTATAACGTCACTCGGAGACGAAAGTAATAAAGTTGCGCCATACATAATAGTGATAACATATATGCACCACCAAGGCCGAAGCAGAACGGCTAACAACAACAAAATTTTTTTGATGGATAGTAATAAGTTAAAGTAAATTGGCCGGGTAATGCGTTGAGAAGATTAAGTTTATGGGATTTAGTAAAAAGATTGGTGTGGAATACTATGCATACCCACACGCATGCGTTCGCTGATTACCCCCTCCTGCCCC